ACATGCCAGGAGAAGCTGAGCAGAGGAAATAATGGCTGGACTAAGATATTGCCAAATTAGAATAGTCTATTAATTCATTGTATGCTGAAGCTACAGGAATCTAATAAGACAGATTGGGCAAGCAATTAGTAGAGAAGACAACAAAACAGGGGATGGGACATATATTGAACACTAACAAAGGTATAATAGATGAGTGTAGATTGATTGATAGAACATCCTTTTAGACAGCCAAGCCAGAATAAGATGGCAATAGCTCAATAGACATAGAATGTGTGCATGGGCACAGATACTAACAATTTTTGAAGGGAGATGATGAATAAAAATTACCATGTGTATGTGATGCTAATTTTGAATTATTTTTCAAGACATGGTTAGGGGACTTTTCTGTAGATTCAGATCACCCGAGATAATAAGCAATTTTTATTGGATACACAATGGTATTAATAGGTAAGCCAAATTGGAAATGGGCTTCATTGATAATGGAATATTATTTGAGAAGAAATTTCCAGCCTACAAGTTATAGGGCATGGAGAGACAAGATAATACTAGCTGTGCATGATTTAAGACTAATCGATTAATGGGTAGGAGCAGAAGAATGGGTTGACTTTCCTTAAATGATTGACAGCACAGGTATGGAGCCTAGACAGAAGACATTCATTGTCACTAATACAGAAATAGAAGCATCCAACTATGAACAAGGAAATTGGATACCTGTAGTGTAGCCACTTAATAGCCAACATTAAAAATTTAAATAGGTTTAATCAGAAAGAGGGAGATATATCACACATTGTTACGATTAAGGAGAAGTAACATATGAAGTGCTTAGGGTAGACAAGACCAAAATAACCTAAAATAATTTCAAATTAATAAAGAAATAGAAGATGGCTGAAGGAGTGACCACCATTGCAGAACTGAAGAAGTGTCCATACAAAACAACAGTCTGGTCAGTTATTAGGATGAATAAACCAGACTGCAAGAGAGTAGCTGTATGGCCCATAACTTCAATGATAGAGCCAATGACTGAAAATGACACCTGGACAGCCATAGCTGTAGACAAACTGGAATAAATAAGTGACTTCAAGCAATCAAAAGCTGATATGTTATTACTTGACCCTGATTTTGCTGTAGTAACATTAGAAGGAGATCTTGACACAGCCTTTGAATAGAAATTGAAGACTGATATGGAATAGTTGTTAGAGGAAGATAAAAGACCTGTAATAATTAAATTACCTAACACAGTACATTAAGGCAGATTCAACTAAATGTACAAGATAACAACTCCATTACTGATCAAGAAAGGAAATAAAGAACTCTATAAATATGTGACTATTGAGAGGAGGGTTAATGAAATTGTCAAAGATGATGAGATATTAGCTAATTATGTCAGGACTAAACTAATGATTAAATAGCTATACAAAAACAGGACTGAAGCCTTCCCTGATCATATCTAGAATAAGAATTATCAAGATGCAGCCTAGATTTTAGTTAAGGCACTCAATGCTGGGATGGACATAGAAGCATTATATAAGTAAATTGGGAAGACAGACCTGTCAGGCATGTATATAGCCATGGGGGAACATGCAACAACGAGGTCGAAATGTGCAAGATTGGTTAAGTAGAAGTGCTAAATAGACACTATGAATCATCATGCTAAATTAGCTCAATCAAGAAGAGATACTCTTTGCTAAGTGGCCATGAGATTGGTAAAAGCAGATTTGATAGTCTATGTGAGAGGTGATCCTAAGAGAGAATGGATTGTTACTGAGAATTAGAAAGTATTATTCTTGAATGTTGAAGAAGACAACACTGATTATTAGAAGATTTAGTTAATTAAAGCCTTAGTAGATGAACATGCCAATGTTGGGCTTATTCAGAAGAAGATTACAGAAGTAAACAGAAGAGAATTGTTGGACCACATGGACTTAAATTATTCATCAGTGATCTATTGGGTCATGGTTAATTCAGCTTATAGCTCAGAATACCAGCCTATTGGAATGTTAGAGAAAGATGACAGGGTGTTTGTGATAGGATAAAGAACTCATAATGACATCACTTCACAAGAAGTGCCTAATTTAATGTAAGCAACCTAAAGTGAATTAAATGCTTATTACATTGATTTAGGTATTAATGGAACAGTAGACAGATATAGAGAAAATGCAATGTAATTATTGAATTACCAATCTAAGTCCGCTGAGATCAAGAGAGTCACTCTTAAATACACACTCAAAGATGATAGTACTTGGGGTTAGGCAAGATTATGGACAATGAGAGATGCCTACCTAGTAGAGCAGACTTATGACATGGAATCAAGAGGATCATGGGGATTGAAATGTGTAGAGAGACTGTATGGAATAGATAATGATGGGCTGGAATTGGCTATATTCAAACCTGAGTAAGGGGTGAGAGATGAACTTGTCAACAAAGGAGTGTAGAACAACATGGTAGCATATTAGAAAATGAAAGCTTTTGACACAAAGTTAGAGACAAAGATAGGGAGGAATGTATATCTCCAAAACATGATAGTTGATGGTTAGATAGTCACACCATAATAGCAGCATGTGATTATTAATGCTTAATTAAATGGAGGCAAGATGGCTGATATAGATAGGAAAACATTTGGATGCGATAGGATTGTAGATGAGACTATAATTAAAATTAAGACAGCCTATTAACATTAGAGAATACCATTAGTTTACACTGATAGCTAAGCCAGGAGTGATTATAGCATAGTATCATAAATAGATATGGCATTGCTCAATCCAAAATGTAGTGGTTGTGTAATAAAGTGTTGGTGGAAATACATTAAAGATATTAATATAGCAAAGTAGATATACATGTGCTAATAGGCCCTTTTATTATGTTTAGATATTGATGAACTTGCTGACAATATCTGGTATTACTAGAAATTGATTAATATGTATGTCTACAGACACCAGATTAAGGTTAAGTAGGGGACCTAAGTTAATGAATTAATAGGGAACTATCAGGATCTGTCAGTAGCTGACTTATTAGGTGTACTCTGTAAGAATAGGATTAAGGAATATGGGGAGTACTAGGATTAAGTGATCAGGACAGTAGATATCACAAAAATCCATGACATCAAGAACACAGGTATGACTGATTTACCTAACATTAAGTTCACATAAGGATTTTGGGCATCCTATTTCTGGCCAAGAATGGTGAGAGCCCCTTAGGAAGTTGAGATGAGATTGATTAAAGGATATGGGGAAGAATAGGAGAGACGATTTAATATTAGACTGGACCAATTTAAGAAGGAAAATGATATTAGATATCCTCCTACTATAATAGGAGTGTATGGATCATAAAAACATGAGGCAACAAATGTTATAATCATTAATCATTTGTCAAGATTAGTTATTAGGGTTAATGGTAATGACATGTAGTTGATTAACCTTGATCCAGATTAAAAATTGAATGTCAGAGAATTGCATAATGCAAGATGGAAAGTGCTTAAGCCATACCAATTGGACATCATTTCATCCATTAGACATGGTAGGCCAATGATATATAAGAATAGGCATGACCTGGAGTATATGGAAGATGCCACAGAAATAATGGAGATGCCATAATAGTGCAAACAATCACATCATTGGATTGAGAAAGGACCCAAAGGGAATGAATATGAATGCTTTGGGGTTAATGATATAGAAGAGATGATGGCAATTTTATAACAGTAGGATTGCCTGTATAATAACATTAAAACAATAGGATTTGACTTAGAGGCAGAACCTGCTATAGGCTTAAGGAAAATTAATTCGATGCAGTTGGCTTTTGATAACAAAGCTATTATATATAATGGGTCATAACTGAATGTGGCACAATATATAATATATTCTTGGCTTAGCACATGGAATATCAAGACTGTAGTTTGGGATAATTAGCTTGATGGTATATATGCCAATAACATAGATTTGTAATAGCACCCATACATAGTGTAGTAGAAATCAGCCAAGATGGGGCTAGCTGATGCGTTAGCCATGGTCTATAACACAGATTACAAACTAGCTGTCCATAGGGATAGGAAGTTGAAATTTTACACAGAATATACCGATTATAAAATTACTGATGAGCATAGGTCATATGGAGTAAGAGATGCCATATCATGCTTAGAGTTACATAAGGATATTATGATTAGGAATATAGCATCAGCTTAATATTATTAGACCAGGATTGGTAGAGTAGACTGCACTACAAAGATTAAAGAACACAACAAATAATCTTACAAATGGTGTCCATATGGAAATGAGTAAGCCATACCTATTGCAGCAGTACTAGCGAAAGCTAGAAAAGACCAAAATGATGAAAATTTGATATTTGTCGATGTGGGAGCTGGAGACAATGGCACTAGTTGTGTGAGAGCATGTGTCACTTCATGGATGGCTTCTTGGGAAGGGATTGGCATTATGCAAAACCACTCAAATGAAATAATGGCAGAATGGCTAAAAGGTTGTGTACAAGCAGAACTAATAGGAGAAGCAGGGTCCTCAGCCTCATAATTAGCCTTGTTTGCTAAACTGAATAAAATTAATCTACATTTATACACAACAGACACTCCATCAGGAAATTATGATCTGAGAATGATGAAGAATGTTGGTAAGCCTTTGATTATGTTAGCACACCATGGTCATGCATATCTAGGAATAACTAGCAACCAACCAGGTAGAAATACTTGTATGTAAGGAAACAGACAAGTACCATGGGATTGCCATTGTGGTAGATGTGTATAATTGCCTGTACAGCACATTAAGAATGAGAAAAGATTGGGAGTTAAATGTGAGGTTTGTTAACACAGTCAAACTGAAAGGTAATTTAATGACTTTGAGGAGATTAATAGGGAAAGAGTTAAGAGATTTAGGGAACCATAGTTAGTTACTTGGAGATAGTAATCAGTAACTTATGACGAAGATGGTATCAGAATTAGAGGAGCGATGCTCAATTAGGAGTTTGATGACATGGAAAATTGGTTAACATATTTGGATCAGAAGAAGCCAGAAAGACAATCAATGATTACTTATGATAGCCAGCTAGACACAAAGATAATAACATCTAAATGCCATGGCACAGTTGATAATATAGTTGCTGATGAAGGATAAGTATTACTTAAGTACAAGCCATAAGCATGTGACCCTACCAATTCCAAATATACTTAGATAGGACCAATTGTAGAAGGCAAACATATAGAAACTATGTGCAATTGTGTAGACAACATGACATTTGCGGCAACATAGAGGACAATTAAAACAAAAGCTGTAGTTACAAGGGAGGTTAAGAGATTTGTTAAGTTTGCCATTAAGAGGATTAAGAAGGAATTTAAAAATGTGGGTTATGACTACATGAATAGAATAGATTTGTGTGAGAAAGCAATAGAATTAATCAAATAATCTAATAAAACCAAGAGTGTCAAAGATAGAATTATAGAAGGGTTAGAATTTGTTAAGGAGAATGGCCTAGATGTTATTACTAATACAGAGGCTTTTATTAAGAAGGAGATAACCATGTCTGATGGATGGGCAAGAATGATATCAGCCCGACAAGAGATAGTTAGATCACTTTCAGCTGTAATCTATCAAGCAGTAGAGGAGTAAGTTTATAAAAACCCTCACTTCATTAAGAAGATGAATGATGAGTCAATTACTACAGCACTCAAGGAGAAAGCAAAGTAGTTTAATTATGCTGTCTGTCTAGATGTCTCATGTTATGATTCAGCATAAAAAGATGAAATATGGTAGATAGAAAGGGAGCTGTTTAGGCATATAGTGGGGGAGAAAGCATGTCAATTCTGGGAGGCAGTTGCACTCAACAATAATTTTATTAAGACAAAGATGATGATATTACTGACAAAGACAACTAGGAATAGTGGGGAGTAGACAACTTCATTAACTAACACCTACTTATAATATCTATTATAAAAATATGTGGCCAAGAGATTAGCTATGAAGAAGGGTGATTGGTGGTGCTTTGTTGAAGGAGATGATGTCATCACATTCTTAATGGAACTCAAAAATTACGTTGAGAGAGCAACAGACATCTACAAGAGTCTTGGATTCATGACTACAGTAGAACATGCAGGAACACCAGATGGAGCTACATTTGTTAAGATAGTTCTGAGAAGTACAGAAGGAGATTATTCAGTATTTAGGAGAATAGACCATGCATTGCTAAAAATGGGCTGGACCAAACATGCTGTTAAATCAAAGCAGTCAAAAACTGCGGTGGGATTAATGAGAAGCAAAATACTGTCACTCAGAGCAATGTATTAGTATAGTGAGACTGTCTAAGATCTGACTTAGGAAATATTAAGTTAATTACCCACCAAATATAGGAATGTTAGGGAGGAAGCCAATTGGGGAAGAGATGTAGTGATGACTAATGATCACTACTTTGATTAATAATATGGACATGACATATAGAGGATTACATAACTGATAAGGTAGAAAGGGTTATATGCCACCATTCAAGCCCAAGATTATCCATCAATATTTGATATGGAGGAGAAGGTGTCCAGGAAAGACCCTAGATTCTAATTTAAACTGCCATAGAGAATTACACCTATGGATACAATATTGTAAGGAATCTTAGGATTGGTTAAATAAAAATAACAACTATCACACATTATGCAAGATATAACCAAGACTGCTGCAGATGCAGTAGCTAAGGCTAAGAGTATGGATGAGCTTAAAGCAGTACAAGGCATAGGCACTGTATAAGTAGATGGAATGACTGTGCCAGTCTATGTCCTATTTAAAGCAGCACAACTGCTTGACTTGCCTTAGCATTTATTGCCATTTGCAGAAAAGGGAGTACTAGTGCACCTTAATTCACAACACTATGCACAATTAGTATAATCTAAAAATAGACCAACAGCTAGATAACAAATTAAGATCCTTACAGCTCATAATGGGAAACTGGGATTTAATTGGAAATCTGCAGATAAAGCTTATGCGGTATCAATAGTTGAACAATACCCATCTGAGGGGTATAAAGCAGCATTAGGTTAAGCTTCAATATTCCATGCTGGAATTGGTAATCAGAAATATTCAGCTCACTTAAAAGCAGCAGCAGAAGCAATAGGAAAGAAAATACCCCCTGCATCGGGTATGAACTCTATGTTTGTGCCAATATCAGATTTAGATTAAATTGGATTTAACAATTAAACTGATTAAAGACCAATTAAGGGATACACTGAAAAGATAGAGAAACTCGAATAGGAGTTGAATGCTTTGAGAGCAAGATATGAAGGACCTAGATCACTGAATATTGACCAGGAAGACCTACTAATGGCCATGGAGAAGATGCCAGTAGTGCTTGGTCAATTAGCAGATCTTGCAAGCCAAGATGCAGAAATTTAATATGCCCTTAGCCATATAGACCCTTTTAACCCTGATGTTATAGGAGTCAGAACACCTAGGATCATACCTGAAAAGACATTGACTACCTACGATTATCAAACTGCCTAGATATCAGTCAACGCCAGTGGTAGGGCACTGATTATACTCAATTACGATGCCTGGTAGATAGCACCATTTGCAGTGATCAACAATGCTCACTTAGCATCACCTGACAACCTCACTCCAGCACTATTCCCAGTTATATATGAAGACAGGAATGAAGAATTGAATGTCCTAGCAATGCAACTTGGGATGACAAGAACAGAGGTAAGAACAACCACCACAAGAGGGATCCCAGTAGCCACAAAAGAC